CAGGACCGATACGTCCGGTGGATAGAGTCCCTGGTCTTCGACCGCAGGGCGTCGGGCCTCGTCGAAAAGGCGCGAGACATGGGCGCGACCGTCGGGGCGATCAATTGGATCGTCAAGCAATGGCTTCTCCGCGAAGGCTTCAGCGCGATGCTGACCTCCGCGACCGAAGACCTGGTTGACTCGCAGAAGGATCCGGACACGCTCTTCGAGAAGGTCCGGTTCCAGATCCGCCTGTTGCCGCCGTGGATGCTCCCCAAGGGCTTCGATCTGGAGAAGGGCCTGACCTACATGAACATCGCCAATCCGGCGAACGGGGCGGTGATCACGGGCCAGGCGCCGACGAAGAAGGTCGGACGACAGCGCCGGCGCACGATCGCGCTGTGCGACGAGTTTCAGGTCTACCCTTACGGCGGCTATCCGCAATACACCTCGCTCTCCCAGACGACGCGCTCCATCCTGGTTCTGGGGACGCCGGAGGGGAAGTTCAACAAGTACGCGGAGCTTCGCCACTCGGGACATGCGAACGTCTTCGAGATGGATTGGAAGGAGCATCCGTGGAAGGACAAGCGCTGGTATGACTCGCTCAGGCCTGGCTATACCGGCCCGCCGATGACCGATCAACAGATCGCGCAGGAGATCGAGCGCAACTACGACGCGTCGCAGCCGGGTAAGGTCTTCGGCGGCTGGCGCGAAGAGTATTGCCTGATTACCTGGTCGGAGCTGGTCGCCTACTACAAGCGGTTCAAGCTCGACCACAAGTTCTTCGATCAGAACGGCGCGTATCGCGTTCCAGACGATTGGAACTGGGGCAGAACTCACGACCATGGCCAGTCGGACGACCACGCGTGGATCGTCACTCACGCGGCGAGGCCTCGGGCGAATTACCCGCTCTCGGATTCGATTTTCGTCTTCTCTTGTCACCGGATTATGCCGATCGCCGCGGCCGTCGGCGAGGCGCAGCCGCAGATCGAGAAGATCGAGAGGGAGCTGGGCTTCAGGGACTACCGCGGCAAGCTCGTCCACCGTTACGAGTTTTCGGAGAACTCCCATGAGGCCGACGAGGTTCGCGACACCTTCCTGACTGAGCACGGGGAGCTCTGGACGTCCTGGAATACCGATTACAACGTCGGAATTCCGCAGATCCAGGAGTGGCTGATGCTGATTCAGCCGCAATTCCCGAACCCGATCAGGCAGGAGCTGCACGGGCGCTCGCGCATCTACTTCGTGGCGCCAGACGACGAGTACCGCCTGGTCCGGAACGAGAAGGCCGAATCCTTCTTCGTCACTCCGTCGAAGACTGACCGCGGCTTCAAGCTCTTAAGGCTTGAACTCCCCGCATACCACTACCCACCTTCGGAGGCTGGGAAGGCGGTCAAGGACATGCGCCCGCTCAAACGCCTCGACGACACGATCGACACGCTCCGGGCCTTCGCCACTCACTGGGGTCCGTCGGTCGCGCCGAAGACCGTCGAAGAGCGCGTTGAGGATGCGATCCCCGAACGCCTCCGCGTCGAACACGTCGAGCAGATGAGCCAGGGCCGGCGGCTGGCGCGCGACCTGGCGCTGGCCGAGGAGCGCAGGAAGATCGAGCAGGAAGAGGTCGGGGACTTCGGAAGTTTTTGGGAGGGGACTGCCTAAGGCATCGCTCAAAATGTGGTTTTATCGGGCCTGAAATGACATGACAGTTTCAGCGGACACGCCTATCCTGACGCGTTTTCTCATCGTAAATGTGCACGTCCATCTCTCCGGTGATCATTTTCCATAGGATGTCCGGTTGCCATCTCATAAGACTCCAAAAACGTAAGGGTTTTGTGAATAGCAAAATGAGAGCCCTTAGCAATCCGTCTGGTACATTCACAATTTTCATTTTACCTCTCTAAATTGAGCGTGTTCCACCTAGGTGGAACACGCTCAAATTTTATCATATCCAAGGTGGGAAGGACGGGGGCGGTAACCCTGAGCAGGGGTCCCAGGTGGGATATTCTACGTGTTCTATGTGAAAACATAATATTATTTTTTTGAATTTGTCCCTGTACCCTGCCGGACAAGCTACATCTATTGATGTTTGTGTAAGACCACCGCTGCTCCTGCTGGGCCAACAAATGTCGTCGTGTGGAAGACCGCATTTCAGGTAGAAGCAGTTCTTTATGGGGATTGCAAAATTTATGTCCGAGCCCTGAAAACTTCCATACCAAACTTCCGAAGTTTGTCCAATAGCAGTCAGCACTGAAGCTGTGCTGAGAAAAAGACCAGCTGCCGGGCAACGTGCTTCATGGTCTGATCTGATATAAAAATTCCCGTCTGGAGTGTCTAGCGTCACGTGTATTAAAAGATTGGCTGTCGCAGGAGTGCTGCCATTGCCACTCCCCCAATTCTCAGTGACAGATCCGTCAGGGAACGTCATTCTGGTATGCGCGTTATAGGTATGGATGATAGATGACCCACTTGGCGCATAGGTGTATCCCCAACAATGCAAGTAACCAAGTTGATCCCCGCAGTCAGTGTACACAGTTGAGTTGAACGCCATCGGCTGCGCGAAAGCAGGGACAGCAAGAACTAAAACCATCGACACAATGAAGAGTAAACTCTTCACAACTCGGCGCGAAGAATCAATTGTATTCTGAGCTAACATACCTGACCTCCTTAGTTATTCTGCCATTGCTGGTATGAGCCTGATTTTGCTTTTCAGACCTAAGATGAATTGTTGCATTTTTGTTGCGCCATCTTGGCTGAGTCGTGACTGCAAGTCATTACGCGTGGATCTGATAAGATTGAGTTCTTTCTCTTGCAGTTTTGCGAATTCATTAGCTGGGGCCTTGGCGTCACGGAGACGGTCGGCTGCCGTGATAATTATGGACCGATGTTGTCTGAATTCGCTCAAGATTGTCAGAACGCGCTCGGTGTCCGTTTTATCTATTCTTGCGCGGGAAAATTTGGCCTTTGCCAGCGTCTTTTGCGCTTCCGTGGTGATATCGGTAGCTGTCGCGCAGAGGAAAAATGTTTCATACGCTTTGTCATCTGAAATCAACCACGGCGTCTTTGCTCCGTCAATAGTGCCCGGAGGATCATCCCCCACCGGGGTGAATGTAAACTCCTCATTCTTGCAACTAGCGACGCTCTTAGAATCACTCTTCACTGTGGCCGCTGTATGGCAAGGCTGCTTGGCAACCGAACGATCTTGGCCCTTCGCTAACAAATGCCTAGCTACGACTAAAGAGGCAAGGGAAGCGACGAGCAGTGAGACAAGAACTACAATGTTTCGACGATTCATATAACCTCCTGGGCCTTGATGCCCTTGATCGTTGTTTGGTAGATCAGCCTGAAGGGGGATGAACCGGTTGGTTTCCAGACTGGTTTTTTTGCTTCACTAGAGCTTGTTATCAACTTTTTTAAGTGAGAACCTCCACTATGTTCTTTAACATCAGAACGATGAAGGCCAGATAGAGCAGTCCGGCTAGAATTTCAGGCAATCGCTCATAATCCCGCGCCAGGCGGCGAAACGTGCCATACAGCCGAAACATCGCTCACCCACCATCGAGCCGGTAAGAGGACAATACCTCTTTTCGCCTTAGGGGAGTTTGAAGACTTCGAGCTTGATACCATGCTTCCAGGCCCCATTCGAGACCTATGTCTGCGGTCATAGTCATAACTGAATAACTTTGAGACCCTACGTTTTGTCTCTGCTCAAATCCCCTTCCAATAACTGATGTAATAATCTGAAAAGTATTTCACGGAAATGTAGCCTGATAGTGCGCTGTGGAGACAAAATCAATTACGGAAGATGAAATCAAAACTTTCATGGCATTTCCGAGGGCCAAAACCTGGAATTTAAGCGATGCCCTGCCTAAGTTATGCCGGAAGCATACGAGATAATGCGCGACGCCTTTGAGCGCAAGGGGATGGGCGAGAAGGCCGCGAAATCGAAGGCGGCCAAGCTATACAACGCTCACCGTAAGCTAGGTCAACCTCCCATCACTCGTTACCGCGAAGCCCTCGCCGGCTCCGCGTACCGCAACAAGGCCACACAATGAGTTCAGGCATTCATATCAAGCCCTCTCGCGAGGGCCTTCTCCACGAGAATCTCGGCGTCCCGCAAGGCCAGCGCATACCGGCGGCCAAGCTCGAAGCGGCTAAGCATTCCAGCGATCCAGCGATTCGCCGCCGCGCAAATTTTGCGATCAACGCTAAGGGCTTCTCCCACAAGCGCACGAATTACCGCGAGGCCTTCGCTGGCGCGGCGCGGCGCAATTCGAAAGGCTAATTTCCGATTTATATCGTCTTCATAGGAGTCTTTATCCATGCCAACCCAAACTCAAAACACCAATGACGAGGTGAAGGAAGGCGCGCGCCTGTGCCTCTCCGCCTACAACTATTTCAACGTGACGGACGGTGAGCAGGGGCCGCTCGCGGGCATCTCGGCCTTGCTGGCGCTGTTTGCGGCGCGCGTGACGTCCGCGCCGGACGAGGTCGAGGAGCAGCGGAAGTATATCGAGGACTTCACCCAGGGCTATCAGGTGGTCGGCCTCCTCGACGCGGATGTTTCGGGCGCGAACACGAAGGCGGCCATGCAGTTGGTGTTCACGACGATCAACACGGATTTGAACGCGAACTATCTGTCCCAAATTCACTTTATTCGGTAGCCAGTGTTCATCTCGCAGGCCGCGCATAACGAAATCGTCGGACTCTGGCGGGCGCGTCTCAAGGACGCCGAGGAGCGCCTGGCCAGGCTTGAAGAAGAGCGTGTCTTCTACCGCAACGCCTGGCTCGAACGTCTCGGCCTCAAGTTCACGGTCCCCAAGCCGGCCGAGGTGACGGCGGTCAATCCGTCGGCGCCGGTCACGGTCCCGAGCGAGCTTGAGCAGCGTAAGACCTTCCGGCTCGACAAGGCGGAATGGACGGCGGATGATCGTCAGTTCTATGAGGACTACCACGCGCGGCCGATGCTTCAGAAGGGGACGCCGGCCGAAGAGCTTGAATACTGGTACTACCAGGCGTACGGGACGCAGCTCCCGATGAAAGTCTTCCTCGATCTTTCCTTCCCGACCTCGTGATCGCCGCACAAGCAATTGGACAAATAGCGCAGGCCGCCGATGCGCTCGCCGCCACGAACGTCTCGCTCGATCAACTCCAGCGCGATCGCGTGGACCAGTACGAGTTCTATTCGTACTTCAAGGCGCAGAACGATCTCCTGCTGCGGCGCCAGATAGATTACTGGCGCGCCCATTTCCAGAAATGGCTCAGGCACGAGCTGTTCTACGAAGGGTTTCAGGCGCTCGTCCCGAGAGCTGGCGGCGGCTTCGACGTAAGGCACGTTCACGAGAAACACCGCGTCTACGTCATCAACCGCTTACAGCCCTACAGCGATGAACAGACAGCGGTCTGGCAGTCGATCAACCCTAAGATCGGGATCAATCTCCTGACCGACGACCAGGAGACCATCCAGCGCAAGCTAGACGCGTTCCAGAATCTCTCGGACCACTTCGACTACTGCCATCACACGCCCGATTTCCTGCAGCGCACGGCCAAGCACGCGCAGTTCTGCGGGCCTTATCACTGCGAGATATGGTTCGATACCGATGGCAAGAAGGGGCAGGAGTACGTCAAGAAGTACAAGACGCTAAGCGAGCCCCCGCGGCAGATGGGACTTTGCCTCAATTGCGATACGGTTAGCGAGCATCCGATGCCCTCTGACATGAATACTGCGGCGCCGGCCTGTCCGGGCTGCGGGTCGCCGTACCTGGAGATGACGCAACTCGGCGGTTACGACAACGTTCAGGTCCCGGCTGGCGAGGGATGGGAAAAGGCTGGCGAGGTCGAGATGGTCTTCGATCCGACCTGGGCGCTGCGCTACTCGCTCACGGTCGGGCCGGAGCTGAGCCCCTGGGCCTACCACGAGCGGGACGAGGTCAGAGAAACGGTCGAATGCCAGTATGGGCGGCTTCCTGGAACTTCGGACGATAACCAGTGGGCGCGCGACGAGATCATGCACCCGGGGCGAGTGCTCCGCAGGGCCGAGCGCGATCGCGGCGTCGCCGTCGAGTTTGAGAGTGACAACGAGTGTGTCCTCGTCCAGCGCTTCTTCTACGAGCGCGAGATGCTCCACTTCGTCGCGCTCAACAGGGCGGCGACGCTTCCGAGCGGGGAAGTGATTCCAGCGAACGTGCGACTCTCCGAGGTGTTCCCGGATGGGC